TGAAATGGCTCAGCTACAGCAATATGGTCAAGGGCAAGCCTCGCAGGAGTTTGCTAATGAGTTCAACCGTCAGCAGTCTGTCTATGGGAATCAGTATTCCCGGCTGGCGCAACTGTCAGGAGCTCTTTCTGGGAGTCCTGGCATAGCCGGGCAGCTGCAGGCGAATCAAAACATGCAGCAACAGCAAGCTGCGAGTGCGCTGGGGAATACCATTGGAGGTGCTGCGGGGAATTGGCTTGGCAACTACATGAACTCAGGCGACAATAGCATCACCCCAGCCTCTGGGCAGGCCTTTCCTATAACCCCAGCTGGCTACCAGTTCAATTCCCAACCTGTGCTCTCCGGTGGTACTGACCTCAATGCCTTCGCTGGTTACACCTTCGGCTAATAGGGAGTTCTGACAATGAGTGGATTCTTCCAGAATCTTGGCCTGCAAGCCGGGTATAATATGATCTATGGGCAGCAGCAAGCGCAAGCCCAAGCAGATACGGAGCTGAAGCAACAACAAGTGGTCGCGGCGAAAGCGCAGCTTGCGCAACAGGCACAACTTGCTGATGTACGGTCAAAGGTTTCCCAGGTAGCTCAAGCGGAACTTGCTGGCATTAAGGATGACGTGGAAGCTCCAGCACAGAAGGCAGATTTTGCCATGAAGGCTGCCGCAAGGCTGGAGGCTGCAGGGGACTTGTCAGGTGCCGCCTCATGGCGACAACAGGCGGAGGCTTACACAAAGCAGGGGAAAGAGGCTAGAGAAACTGCGGTGCAAAAGCAGGCGAAAACCACTGAAGACCTTGCACAGGCCGCCCTTGCATTCAAAACTGCCCCATCTGCGGAGAACTATGGACAACTCTCCGCAGCTATTGCTCGCAGTGGGGGAGATATTTCCAAGATGCCGCTACCCGGTGATCCTGCACTGCCGGCGTTTGTAGAGGCGCAAACACGCAAGGGCATGAAAGCCTCTGACCAGCTTAAGCTGCTGACGACAGAAGAGGATAAGAGGTTGCAACGTGAGGAAGCTGCAAGAAGTCATCGTGAGAATGAGGCCATACGACTGGAGACTGCTCGCACAAATGCAGCTTTGCGCCGGGAAGGACTGGAATTTCGTAAGATGACTATGGGGCTTTTGGGCGGCAGCCCTGCATCATCTGAATCCATCCAGGATCAAATTGCAATGTATCGCAAGGGAATCCCTCGTGCACAAATTGTCTCTGGCTATTCCGCAGCGGCTCAACAGCAATGGAATGCTGTAACCCGTGGGGCTTTTGCTCAGATCATGGAAGAGAACCCAACACTCACACGAAACGAAGCTGCACAGCTCCTTGTAGCTGGGCAACAGGGATTCAAAGCGACCTCAAATGCCCTTGGGCAGGTTACAAAGGACTTAGCAGCAATTCGTCCGTATAAGGATATGCTGGATCAGAACGCTAACATTGCGATTTCCCTCTCCAAGCAGGCCATCAAAGGCAACAGTGCCTTGGCAAATAAACCAATCAACTGGGTCAAGCAGAACATGGGAGATAATCCTGACACGAACGAATACTTGGCTCAGATTGCTATTGTACAAACAGAAGCCGCACGTGTTTTGAGCAATCCTAGGCTAGTCGGGCAGTTATCAGACTCCGCTCGACATGAAATGCAAGAGCTTGTGAACGGGAATATGCCACTGGAGTCTACTGAGCGCGTGCTGAATCGGATCAAGCAAGATGGTACAAACAGAATTGCTGCGATGGAGCGGGAACAGAAAGCCCTGCTGAAAGGGGAGAGTACCGCAAGTCCAACGACAGCTTCAACTCCCTCAACCCTCCCCGCTGGATGGCACTAAGGAACTCCCATGCCTGAATATTCTTTCACTAGCCCAGAAGGTAAGGCTTACAGTATTACTGGCCCTGAAGGCAGCACCCGTGAGCAAGCCTTTCAGCTGCTCCCAATGAAGTATCCTGAGCTGAAAGGGCAGCCAGGATTCGAAGGGGCAAAGCCTTCAGCTCCCGGGGCTGCACCTGCACCTGCCCCACAGCTCACTCCGCAGCAAGCTGCCAAGAAACGTGTAGATGATATTTTCGCTAAATCTTCAATAAAATTCCCACTTCAGCCTGGTTATGGTGAAGGATTATTGGAGCTCCCTGATAAACTCGGCGCTGCCGTTACTGACCTCGCCGCAAAAGCCGGGGTGAAACCTGAAATTGCCGCTGGCCTTGGTGTTGCTGCCAATCTGGGTACGCTTGCTATACCTATTGGAGAGGGCGGGAAGTTGGCGAAAGCAGGTTTAGAAACTGTCACTGGCCTCGCTGGGAAAGCTGTTGATCTCTATCGTGGGACAGCTGTTAAAGCCACTACAAAAGAGGCAGCGAATCTTGTGAAGGGGGAAGCCAACAAGCTTCTGGCCGGCACCAAGAAGTCTGGGCTGGAGGAACTCGCTATTGCCCGCCACAATGAGCGTATTGCAGCGGATGCTGAAGCAGCTCGTGCCCACCTGGAGCAGCAACTTAAAGCCGCCTCTGCTAAGGGTACACAGTCTCTTGGAGCCACTGGCGACCTCATTCGGGATGCTGTAAAAATTCAAATGGGGCAAGCAGCGGCCTACCGCGCACAACAGGGTGAGATGCTGTTCAGTGCGGCTAAAGAGGCTGCGCTGAAAAAAGAGGCTGCCGGCTCCTACCTCAACACTGCTGATGCCTTTAAGCCTGTGGATGAGTTGCTGGCGAACGTGAAGGGTGTGCCAGGCCTCGAAAGTAAGATTGAAGGCCTGGCGCAGCTTCTTCGGCCGCGTGAGCAGGAGGCTGGCAAGGTACTGCTTCGGGATGTTTCTGGCCATCCGCTTATTGTTGAGCCTGCAAAATCCACCCCCATTACCTTCGAGCAGGCGGAAATCGCGCGTCGGTATCTGAATGACATTGCCTATGGGGCTGACTTGGAGGGGTATCCAGCTATTGCCAGGACTGCCGCGAAGGAAGCGGCAAAGAAGCTCGATGCTGCGATGGGGGAGTTTGTACCTCAGTTTAAGTCCTATAAGCAAGGCTGGGCAGAGCTTTCCAAGCCACTGGAAGCAAAAGGGACTAGGTTCGGGAAGGCTGTGTTTGGGGCTGAGGGCGGGGTTAAGTCTGACGCATATCAGAAAATCTCCTCTGAGCAACTCCCTGCTAAGTTTTTCTCAAACTCTGAGGGGGTTAAGGCCTTGATGGACTCCCTTGCTGGGGGGAAAGGGGCCTCAGAGGAAGCGCGAGCACATGCTTCAAAGCTGGTGCAGGACCTGGCGATGAAATACTTTATGGAAAAAACTCGCCCGATGGAGGGGGCTGCGCTGGAGAAATTCGTGCAATCCCCAGAGGTTCGAGATACTCTGGGAGAGCTGCCAAAGGTGGGAGCGGCGCTGAAGGGGAAAGCTAGTGGAATGACTGCGCGTGAGCAGGGGATTCGAACGCTGGCGGAGCAAGCAAAGACAGCTCAAGCTCAAGCACAAGCAGCCCAAGCGCGGAGAGTGCAGGTGCTGGCACAGCGACAAGCCCTCGCAGCAGACCTCTCACGGGCTGATGTGCTCGCGGCCAGCAAAAGCCTCAAGGGGCAGTCCGAAGCTGCGACTGCCTACAAGCAGATTCTCACCAAAGCCCACAAGAATGGGACGATTCCTACTGAGAAATACCAGGCAATCATGACTGTGTTTGACCAGCTGCAGTCACAGAAGGAGGCAGCGGACTTTGTGCGAAAGGCTGCCCATGCGACAATGTGGCTGACCGGGGCAGGTGTTGTAGGTGGGGAGGCAGTTATGCACAAAATGGCAGCGCATTAGGGGCAGTTTGCACAAGTAGGGGTTGCACACTGCTTTCGTCAGCATTACAATTGCATTGGGTGGTGAGGGCGGGGGAATACTGAGAAGGAAATTTAAGGTTATTTGCGCGGATTACAACAGAGTAATCCCCACGAATAACTCCACCCTCCACCCGCTCCCCCTCAGCAGTGCGCGGCAGAAAGTCCCCTACCACTCCAGCGCCACTGCCCCCTTCCCTTCTCCCCCTCTTCTGCGCTACCCTCTCTTCTATGAAAATCCTCCTGATCGACGCAATGGCAGCCTTTCTCGACTTCGCACTCCGGGCAGAAGCCCAGGGGCATGAAGTCCGTCTCTGGCTCCCCAAGGAAAAAGACGGCTCACACAACACTGTTGGCGATGGGCTGGTGGCTAAAGTCCCTGACTGGCAGGGGAGTATGAATTGGGCTGATCTCATCGTACTCAGCGACAACGCACGGTTCCTGGGCGAACTCGAACCCTGGCGCCGGAAGGGCTATCCGATATTCGGGCCAGGGAAGGAAGGCGCGAGCTGGGAACTCGAACGCGGCACTGGGCAACAGGTGCTGGAAGCCACCGGCATCTCCTGCATCCCCTCTCACGTGTTCTCAGGCTACAAGGAAGCCATTGAGTTTGTAACTGGCACTGGCAAACGCTATGTTTCCAAGCCCACTGGCGATGCTGACAAGGCTCTCAGCTACGTTTCCAAAGGCCCAGCGGACATGCTGTTCATGTTGGACTACTGGAACAGGACACAAAAGGTGAAAGTCCCGTTCCTGCTGCAGGAGTTCATTCCGGGAATTGAGATGGCGGTTGGAGGCTGGGTCGGGCGGGATGGATTTCTGGGGATGTTCCTGGAGAACTTCGAGTTCAAGAAGCTCATGCCAGGGGACGTAGGGGTAAATACTGGGGAAATGGGCACGGTGATGAAGTATTGCCCAATTGAGGAAAGCAAGCTGGCGCAGGAAATGCTCTTGCCGCTGGAAGCTCAGCTCATCCGTCAGGGCTACACCGGCTACATCGACGTGGCAGTCATTATTGACAAGAAAGGCAAGCCCTGGCCCCTGGAATTCACCACCCGCCCTGGCTGGCCATTGATGCAAATTCAGCAAATCCTGCACCCGGATGTGGCAGAGTGGATGCTGGATGCAGTCAACGGCAAGGATACCTTCAGGCCCTCCGGGCAGATTGCGGCTGGCTTCGTGGTGGCTCACGCTGACTTCCCATTCAACAAACTCCCCCGTGCCACCGTGAGTGGCTTCCCTGTCTGGGGTATTACTGACAGTAACCGCTACTTCATTCACCCCAGTGAGATGAAACTTGGCATGGCGCCAGACTTCTCCTCAGGCTCCCTCAAGCACGTCCCCTCGCTGGTGAGTGCGGGACAGTATCTCCTCACAGTTAGCGGAAGGGGCTGGAGTGTGAGGGAGGCAGTTGCGGGGGCCTTTTCCAGGGTGAAGCAATTGGAGGTGCCAAATTCTCCAGTGTATCGGATTGATATTGGGGAAAGACTGGAGAGGCAATTGCCAGAATTACAAGATTTTGGTTATGCGGTTTCATGGGAATGGGAAGCATGAAAGAAGGGGGAAAGGAAGCGCGGAAAGGGGCCTTGCGGGGGCCGGTGTACGGAATAGGTGCTTTGGTATGGATCGGGTTTGCCATCGCAAGGATGACCTCTTATAACTGGAGAGTTACTTCCCCCTATTACAGCCCTGTAATCCGTGCGAATAACCCCTCCCTATGAGCCGCGCTGACTACTTCGCTCCAGGCCAATGGAACTTCTACTGCGACCTCTGCGGCAGGAAGAACAAGTCTGGAAACGCAATGCTGACTTGGGACGGGCACTATGTCTGCAAGGAGCATAAGGAAGTTCGGAATCCTCAGGACTTTGTTCGTGGGGTAGCAGCGGAGGCTGCAATTCCTTGGCGCAGGTCAAATGGGCAAGCAGCTGTTCCCCCTGCCTCAGTCTACGGCGGGTGGTTTGCGCTGGGGGTGCAAACGCAGCCACTGTCGGGGTTTGGAACTGGGAAGTGGCATCCACGGCAACCGGAGACTCTGCAGATTCCACTAGCAGAGACCACAGCAGGAGCCTCAGAGAGCTTTACTTATGCATCCAGCGCAGCAGTATCCTTTTCTGAGACAACCTCCCAGAGTGAGGGGTTCTCTGTTGCCAGAGTCCTAACGTCAAACCCACTGAACTCTTCTACACTTAACTCAACAGCATTAAGCTGAGGTATCACATGACACAGGCACTGAAGGAAGCAGCATCGTCGAAAGGGCATGTCAGGATCGAAAGGTTTGACTCTGATGGCCAGTTGCGAGAGGTGAGGGAGTGCGACAATCTGATTGTTCAAGCAGGGAAAAATCTCCTCGCAACCGCTCTGGGGGCGGCAATAACCCCATTTGGGTGGATCGCTGTTGGCACAAATGGCACAACTCCAGTACTTAGCAACACTACGCTGGGGACAGAGCTAGCACGGGTTGCTGTTACAAGTGCAGCGGCTGTTGGCCCTGTCACCACCTTCTCGGCAAGTTTCCTCCCAGGCATTGGGACAGGTGTTTGGCAAGAAGCAGGAATTTTTAACGCCGTCAGCGCCGGTGTGATGTATAGCCATGTAGTATTCACGGCTATGACGAAAAATGCAGGAGACACACTTGTGATCACCTGGGCTATCACACAACTCTAATCAGTAGGAGTAGCACATGGGAAAGCCGCTTTTTACAAACAACGCTTCCACGACACTAGCAGTAGCACTTTTAGCTGGAGATACTTCCATGTCAGTGCTGACCGGCGGGGGAGCTGGATTCCCAGCGCCGACAGCCGGAGATTATTGCTGGCTGACATTACAAGCCCCGACTGGAGGGGCTGTGGAGATTGTAAAGGCCTCCGCCCGTTCTGGGGACACTTTTAGCAGTTTGAGTCGTGGGCAGCAAGGAACAATAGCAACGGGATGGCCAGTGGGAACAGTAGTAGAACTCCGCAGCACTGCCCAAGTATTCACTGACCTGTGGGCAGCCACATTGGGGATTGTGAACCTTTTGCCACTGAATAACACCTGGAGTGGGAGCAATACGTTTAACTCAGCAACTCCTATTGTGCGAATTGGGCTTTCTGGGAATGTTCCGCAGCCGGGCGGGGTTACAGGTGCGCCACTACAGGTAAGCAATGCTGCTGTACCAAGTATGCCAGCGATTGTTGGTTACGCCACGTCGGTCGGAGCTGGGAGTGGTTCTCAAGGAACTATTGGACTGTGTGGATATGCTGAATCTAGCACCACTGGCACTTCAGCCTATGGTGTATATGGCGAGGCGCGACTGTTGCCAAATGGCCACTATGTAGAAGGGGCAGAGTTCACTGCTGTGAATCAAAAATCAGCTACACCTGGCAGTGTGACGACGCTCTCCGCAATCCCAGCTGATAACTTGTGCGCGGCCCTCTGGTTGAGTGCTGGTCGCGGTGATCTAACACCGAACTATCCGATCTCCTGTGGGATCGGTATAGTGTCTAATGGCACAACGTATGACAGAGGGATTGTTATTCAGTCTGGCGCATTGTCTCCGCTGGCGAATACGGCACTGGTGGCTATGCAGGTAGGGCCGGGGGCTCGGCTTACCTGGGGATATGATGATGCCTACATAGCAATGAGTAACACAGGTTCATATATTTCTACATGCCTTTTCGCATATACCAGTGCTGGTGGCCCTGTACTATTTGAGATTACCCCGACTGGTCTTTACTATACGAATAACAATCATGGAAGGACTTTGGTTGCATCCTGATACTGGCTTCCTGCGTAGGGAGCAAAAGCGCGCTTTACCCAGAGATTTAGAGTACTTTACCAGAAATTAAAAAGGAGTTATCCATCATGCAGCAACAAAAAGCACCGACAGACGCAGAAATCTTCACACTTACTCTGACTAATCAGGAGGTTGCTCTGATCGGCCAGGCTATTGGCGCCTTACCTTATGGTCAAGTGGCACCACTGGTGAGTAAGATTCAGGGTCAAGTCAATATGCAACTTACGCCTCCACCTGTTGCAGATGCGGCGGCAGAGCCAGTTGGAGTAGCCTAAACCATGCCCGGCGCGAATCAGTTCTTACCATTTGCTACCGGGACTGGCGCGAATGTGCTCGCGCCAGCTGTGTATGCCGCATTGCCGGTGATCTCAACTGGGTTTGTGGATGGGATAGCAGTAACGGAGCAGCTTAACACTGTCTGGCGGCAGTCGTCGTTCATTGCGGCCGCAGTAGCACAGATTGTGGCGAATGGAGGGCTGGATGCGCTGGATAATGGGGATGTAAATGGGTTCACTGTAAACTTCCTGACAGCTCTGGCCTCACAATTGCCACTTGCGGCAGGTGTGACAAGTTTCAACACCCGTACAGGCGCAGTAACGCTGACCTCTTCGGATATCACAGCTGCATTAACCTACGTCCCAGTGGCCACTGGAGCCTACACATCCAGTGGCTTGACCATGAGCACGGGGAGACTGCTGGGAAGGTCTACTGCAGCAACGGGAGCGGCGGAGGAAATCGCAATAGGAACTGGATTGAGTTTGTCAGCTGGAACCCTTACGGCTACTGGGGGCGGAGGTGCAACTGCGTGGGCTATAAAAACAGCATCTTATACTGCGGTGTCCGGTGATCACCTAGCAGCAGATACAAGTGGCGGGGTGTTCACAGTGGCGCTTCCTGCCGCACCTACAGCAGGAAATTATGTCGAGTTTGCTGATGGTGGCGGGGCGTTCGGGGTGAATAACCTGACAATCAGTCGAAACGGCAGCACCATCATGGGCCTCAGTGAGGACATGACACTATCCACTAATAACATCAGCGTTGGCCTTGTTTACAACGGAACGACCTGGAGAATCTACTAATGAGTGATTTGAAGCAATTTCTTAACCTAGGTTTCAGCCGTCGGGCGGTTATGTATGTACAGAGCAGCCAGACTGTTACCGCACAATTTTCTGGAATGTATCGTATTACAGCGATCGGTGCAGGTGGGAGTGGCGCAGCGAAGTCAGCTGCCAACCCTGCCACTGCTTCTGGTGGGGGCGCTGGCGGTACGTGTATCAAAGAAATGTATATCGCGGCAGGGGCATCCATTGTTTGCACGATCGGAGCTGGCGGTGTGGCTGCTGCTCCGGCTGCTGGTGCTGCAGCAAACGGCACCGCAGGTGGAAATACAATAGTTGTTATTGGTTCTACGACTTTGACAGCCAACGGTGGCGGAGCAGGGTTGCAAGCTGCTGGTGCAGTTTCCGGTGCATCTGGCGGCACGGCTTCTGGTGGGGACGTAAACCTAACAGGTGGGGGAAGCGGCGCAGTTACTGTATCCGGTACTGGCGCAACAGGTGGCGGGGCGGTGAATATCGGGTTGGGCGCTTTTGCCAGCGGGAGTGTGGGCTCTACCATCTACGTGAGCGGTGGGGCGAGTGTGGCCGCGACTTCGGTAGCTGTTAATAGTAGCAGTTGTGGCGGTGGCGCTGGCGTTGGTGGGCCAAACAGTGGTGTTGCCGGCGGCCCAGATGCGCTTGGCTACTCCATTTCAGTAGGAGCTGGAAATTTTCCGACTGGGATAGCGCTGCCTATTTTTCCTGCGCTGGGTGGTGGCGGCGCTGGCGGTGTCAACGGTGGCGCTGGTGCTAATGGGGCTGGCGGCGGCAGCGCAACAGCTTCTGCCGGTGCTGGCGGATGGGGCGGCGGGGGAGGAGCATCGCTCTACTCAAGCGCAGCCACGGTAGCAGGAAAAGGTGGAGTTGGTGCTGGCGGTGGTGGTTCTGTTTCTTATAGTGCTTCCTACGCAGCAACCTCTGGTGCTGGTGGCAATGGCATAGTGATCCTGGAGTATTAAAATGCGATATGAAATCCTTGATGCAGTAAACGGCAATGTGGTCAATACAATCGAGGCCAGCGAAGATTTCTGCGCCGCGAATTATCCATTCTATAGACTAGCTGCGGCCCAATCCAGTATACCTACTCCGAGTGTTCGCACACTAACCAAACTTGAGTACATGAATCGCTTTACAGATGCGGAACTTGCTGGAATCTACACAGCAGCTAAATCAGTAATACAGATTGAGGTTTGGCTGGATAAGTTCAAGCTCGCGGAGGAAATAAACCTTGATGATCCCGCAACAATCGCTGGAGTGCAGGCGTTGGAAGCTGCTGGACTACTCCCCGCAGGAAGAGCTGCGGAAATCTTGGCATGAAGCAGGTTCTATTCCACCTGAAGCAAATTCTAATTGCGCTGGATCAGTTTTGCAACGCACTACTGTGTGGCTATGCAGATGAAACATTCTCAGCCAGATGCTGGCGAGATGGTAAGAGGGGCAAAGTCTGGAATACTGTTAGAATTACTGTAGATTGTATTTTTTGGTTTGACAGACAGCACTGTTTCGCCAGCTATGTTGATGAGTTCGAGCGCAAGCAGTTGCCAAAAGAATATAGTGGAAATGATTTGCACTGAACCAGCTACAAGAAGTTGCTAAGAACTAATACCCTTCCACAAACATGGAAATGCAGATGGAACAATCAATCATAAACTGGCTATTGGCCGGTTTTGGGGCACTAATCGGATTCCTGCTCAATGCTGTCTGGCAGGCTGTGAAAGACTTGCAAATAGCTGACAAAGAAATGGCGGATAAGGTTGGCCAAATTGAAGTGTTAGTGGCAGGGAACTACCTTCGGCGGGACGACTTCGAGCACACGATAGAGGCGCTTTTCAAGAAGCTGGACAAGATTGAAGATAAACTGGATGGGAAGGCAGATAAGTAGGTATAAGGCTGGCAGTGGCTATTGCTTCCATGCCTTTAACAGAATCTTAACCTAGGAAGTAACTATTATGGGAAATGTAACAATACCACAATTGCCAGCTGCGACAGGTCTAACTGGGGATGAGTTGGTGGTGCTTTCACAGGCAGGGGTGATGAAATCGGCTGTCATGAGCACGATGCTGGGAACTTCAGTCACAGGCCTTAATGTGGTGAATGTGGCTGCGCCTGTGACGTTAGTGCCAGCACAGTCTGGAAAGATAATTGTCCCGGCGGAGGTCAGTGGGACAATTACGCTTCCAACCTCCCCAGCACCTGGCACGAATTTTACAATACTCTCGCCGCAGTCACATTCGATTATGATTGCTTGTGGGGGGACTGATCGGATTATGTTCCCTGATAATACAGGTATGGGTGGGGCATACTTTTCCCTCCCCTCCGGTCTTACAAATGCGGTTGAACTCACCTGGATACAGGGGTATTGGCAAATGCAGACCTCTGGCCAAGTATATTGTGCTCCTGCCACACGGTCATTAGCGGCGGTGAATCTTAGCCAGTTCGCCTATCACAATACAGGGGGTGAGCTTTCCTTTTCCATCCCTGGGGATCCTGCGGGGCTTATCCTCAAAAGTGGAATGGTTAATGTAAATGGCCTTAGTGGTTCTTATGTAACTGTCACCCATCAAGCGGCTTTCCCGAATGGGGCGCTGGGAGCACTTGTGACAGTTACATCCTCAGATGCCTCTAGCAATACCACGCTTTGGGTGCAACAAGCTTTGCAAGCAACTCTCCAGATTGGTGTTGGGGGTACAACTACAGCTAACTCCTACGCACAGTATCTGGCAATAGGCTACTAGCATGAGACTCTCTCTGGCGGTTGAAATCGAGTCGCGGAATGGGCTGCCAATGTCCGATTCCTACATCCTGAATGGCTATGTGCAGACAGTCAACGGGGAGAAGAAGGTATCGAAACGGCCAGGACTGTCTTTGGTGCATCAGTTTTCTGCTGGTACGGGGCAGGGGGCTTTCACAATGTCAGGGAATAGCTACGCAATTATCGCTGACAGTATTGTGCTGCTTGCGGCTCCCTGGACTTCCTGGGCGATTCCCTCTGTAACCATAGCGGGGCTGCAGTATCAATTCGTCGCCAATCCCCCGTACATCACAACACCGTATGTTGTGCTGAAGTCCACTGCAGGCATGTGGCAGTTCGATGGGACTACCGTGTCTAAGGTGACTGACCCTGACTATCCAGCAACGACAGTTCCTGGTGTGGCCTATCTGGACGGAACGTACTATGTGAAGACCCCTGCAGGGAGAATCTACGGTTCTGACTTGGCAAATCCACTTTCGTGGACTGCGCTGAACTTCCTCACCGTCTCCGACATGACTGGGATTTCAGTTGCAATTGGGCATTATCTTACCTATCTGGTGAGCTTTAGTCAGTATTCGACTACGTTCTATTGGGATGCTGCAAACCCACCCCCAGGAAGCCCTTTGAGCTATGCACAGAACCTTACACAGGCCATTGGGTGTGCTTCTGCTGGCTCAATAGCGAAACTGGGAGATGCAATATTCTTCCTCTCCCAGACCCTCACTGGTCGCTCAGTCTCGATGATCGCCGGGGCACAGATCACCCCAGTGTCTACGCCAAGTATCGACAGCATACTGGATTTGGATGACTTATCCGGAGTGTATGGGTATTCTCTGGCAATCAGTGGGAGACTGTTTTATATCCTGTCGCTGGTGGGAAGTGCCATCACGTTGTGTTATAACCTCACAGAGAAGCACTGGACATACTGGTCAAGTGGGAAGGCCACGACACCAGTTCCAGTAGCTCTGACTCTTGGGAGTGACCTCACGACTGTTACAGGAACGATGACAGGCACACTCCCACTGGCAGGGACGTACGTGGCGATTACCGGGGCAACAAACCCATTGTTCAATGGGATGTTTCTGGTCACATCAGCGACCGCGACTTACTTCACCTACACCATTGAGTATTCCACATATTTGCTGGACTCTTATGGGAATATCTTGGTCACAGAAGCTGGAGATGCACTGATAGGGGCGATTATTCCGGTTGCAGGGACTGTTGCAGGGAACTGCCAAGTGAGTATCACTTCCAACTCCTACTTTACTGCCATTGCCTCTGCAGGGAACAACCTCCTGCTGGATGTTACAAGTGGGGCGGTGGAGAAGCTGGACACAACTACTTACACTGACTATACTGGCCCGATTGACTTCAACATTGTGACAAAGAACCTCTCTCCAGGCGAGACCTCCACGTTGGCCCGGATTGCCGCTGCTGAAGTGAAAGGGGATAAAGTGCTGACGACTGGATACTTGCGCTATTCTGACACAGACTACAAAAACTGGTCAGGTTTTCGCGCGCTGACTATGAACTCCCCACGGGTGCGTGCTCTGCGCCTTGGTGCAACACGCCGCAGGGCTTTTCATTTCCGCCATGTGGGCAATACACCGCTGCGAGTGGAGGAACTCCTGATCGACATTGGCGGGGCTGACGTTGCACCACAGACTAAAGGACGTTGACGATGGGATTTATTACGCTGCCTCCTGCCCCTCAAGGCGTGGAGAAGGTGACTGCGATAGCTTGGGTGACTTGGTTTACGCTGTTACAGAAGGGGCTGACTTCCAATACGCCGATGCAAATGCCAGTGTACACGCTGGCAACGCTGCCTTTGGCAAGTGGGAGTACTGGAAAGTACATCGAGGTGTCAGATGCTACTGGCGGGGCAAAGCTCTGTAGGAGCGATGGGGTGCACTGGTTGCTGGTGAATACGACTACAATTGTAAGCTGAGATCGGAGGAGATGGGGATGGAGAAGGTACTGTTGGACGACTGGAAATGGATAATCAGGAAAGCCTGGAGCTTCAGGTTAATGCTGCTGGTGGCAGTGCTTTCTGGAATTGAAATGGCATTGCCGATTGTTGGGGATAGGCTGCCACAGATGCTATTTGCAGGGCTTACCTTTGTGGTGACTGCGGCTGCTCTCATTGCACGGCTTCTGGTGCAGCGCCGGGAGGCCGAAGAGGGCATTGCTGTGGATTCTGGGACTGAGGAGCTCTGATGGCACCAGAGAACCGCAGGCGTGCTGCGATTGCCGGGCTGGTGCTGAGTGCCGCAGGACTTGTGGCTATCGTGGGGCAGGAGGGGTACAGTGGCAAGGCAATTATTCCCGTTGCAGGGGATGTTCCGACAATAGGGTTTGGGACGACTGCTGGGGTACACCTGGGAGATACCACAACCCCACAGCGGGCGCTCGGTCGGGCCCTGCGTGATATTAGCACCTTTGAAGGGGCACTGAAGCAGTGTGTGCACGTGCCGTTGGCACAGGGGGAGTATGATGCTTTTGTGGGACTGGCCTATAACATCGGGGGGAAGGCTTTTTGCAATTCGCGGCTGGTGCAGAAGGTGAACGCTGGGGACTACAAAGGGGCGTGTGGGGAGATTCTTCGCTGGACACGCTACCAAGGCAAGGACTGCGCGGACGCCAGGTACAGGCATCTGTGCGGGGGACTTGTAGTGCGTAGGCAGCAAGAATACAAACAGTGCATGGAAGGGTGAGGGGATGAGGAATGGATAACAGGACAAAGTACTATCTGATCGGGGGAGTTGTTGTGGTTATTGCAGCCGCGGTAGCGATTGTGAATTTCTCCTGGTCATTGCTGAAGCCAGTGGTGAGTGCGCCGAAGCCGGATGTTGCAGTACTGGCAGCGGCGGCCCCACAAGTGCGCAGGGATGTAAAGGAAGACGTAGCGGTACCTGCTGCGAAGGTACGAGCATACAGGCCAGCTGTGAAGCACAAGTTGAAACTCCCGCAGGCTGTGCAAGATGACGCGGCGCAGTCGGTTGTGAGTGCGAGCCAGGTGGCAGCAAATGACCATCCACAAACTGTAACTGCGGTGCTGGACACAACGACTGGAGTCACCACGCAGTATGTAAAGGAAGAGCCGCTGCCTTGGGTGGGTGTGCAGCAGCACTCGGAAGCGGGGATGTATGCTGGGGCGCAGGGTGGGATGCCAGCAGTGAAGGCGTATGTACGGCAGGAATTGCTGCAAGTAAAAGCCCTGCACTTGGGAGCTATTGCCGAAGCTACACAAGTGCAGGGTAGGGGGCTGGATACCTTTGCGGG